ATGAATACATTAAATAATGATAAAAAAACAGCGAATGATTGGCATAGAGCCGATATCATCGCTGCTCTTCACAAAACGGGTTGGTCATTAAGACAACTCTCTTTAAAACACGGTTATAGCCAAGGAAGCACATTAAAGAATGCTTTAGATCGACCTTGGCTTAAAGGTGAACGTATTATTGCTGAAGCCATTGGTATTCCCGCAGAGGAAATTTGGGCTGCACGTTACGCTCACCGTAACAATAAAAAATTTGCAGATAGATAGTTTAAAGGTGAATGTATGGTAAAGGCACACTTAAAAATACACTATTCTGCAAAAGAATTACTAGATCTAAGTTTAAACTGTTTACCTAATAGTGTGCAAGGTATTTTATATCAAGCTAAAAAGAATGAATGGAAAGGCAGAAAAAGATCAGGTCAAGGCGGAGGAATAGAATTTGAACTTTCCTCTCTTCCAGTAGATGTCCAAGCCGAAATTTTACTTAAAAACACCACCTTACCAGAACCAAGTGCGGTGAAAAAACAGGCTGAAAAGCAAATGACCGAAAGTGCTTGGAATGTCCTCGCTTCGGCTACTAATGAACAAGAACGCCGTGCTGAACGTCGTTTTAATGCGGTGATGAAGCTCAAGGGGTTGTTGGATATGCGCCTTAAATTAATGGACGCCATGGATCGGGTGGTTGAGCATTTTGCGGGGCAAGAAGGTGAAGCGGTGAGCCGTGGAAGTCTGAAGCGTTGGTGGTACAAAGTGAAAAATCACCCACAAAGCAACTGGTTGCCGTTGTTGTTAGATAGAGTTGAGCGCGACACCACAAGCCGCTATGCCAAGATTGACGAGCTTGCGTGGCAATTCTTTTTGGGGGAATACTGTCGTCAATCGCAACCTAACTTTGCCATTTGTTATGAAGAACTGATGTATGCAGCGGAGGAAAACGGCTGGGCAGTGCCAAGTCTTAACACCTTAAAACGCAAATTTAACCGAGAGCTGACGCCCGCCCAAATTGCCCTTATGCGGGGCGGTGATCACGCCCTGCGTGAGTTGGTTAAACCGCAACGCCGTAGCGTCGCCCACCTTGAAGCTCTTGAGATTATCAATGGCGATGGCTATCAGCATAACGTGTTTGTGGATTGGTATGAGGACGGCAGCCGCCCTATCCGCCCGAAAACCTGGTTTTGGCAAGATGTTCGCACCCGTCGCATTTTGGCGTACTGCGTGGACGACAGCGAAAACGGCGATCAAATCCGTCAAGCCACCCTGCGATTAATCAAACAATATGGCATCCCAAAGAAAATTTTAATGGATAACACCCGAGCCGCCTCTGATTTGCAAACCTCCACCCAAACCAAACGAGGTAAGCGGAATAAAGCCATTGTGGTTGATGGGTTGTTTGAACGCCTTGGTATCCAAGTGATCCGAACCCTTGTATTTAAAGGGCGAGGCAATGGACGAGCCAAGCCGATTGAGCGTGCGTTTAGACGTGATGGATTGCCCGCTTACATTGACCGAAACCGCCGTTGCGAAGGCTTTTTTACGGGGGATAGCCCAACGGAAAAACCCGAAAACTACCAATACAAAAAAGGCTTAGATAAAGCGACATTTTTACAAATTGTTGAAGAGGGTGTGCGTAAGTGGAACGCCAAGAAAGGACGCCAAAGTGAGCTAGGGCAAGGCATTTACAGTGCCGATGAGTTATGGGCAAGGGATTATGCCCAAGTTGAAGTGATAAAACCTACCGATGAGCAGTTACGCCAATTAATGATGTTAGGCGAAAGCACCAAAGTGGACAAATACGGCTGTTTTACCCTCAAAGCAGGCTACCGCCTAGACGGCGAGAAAAACACCTACTATGCCGAAGCCTTACAGGGCGGGCAATACCCTTATGTGGTGGTGCGGTTTGATCCCGATGACTTACACGGCACGGTGTATGTGTATGACTTAAATGGCGTGTATTTGTGTGATGCGATATGTGATAAGCCACTTGCCTTTGACAGCATGAAAGGGGCGGCAATGCAACGTCGCTTAGAGGCACAAGAAGCACGCCAAACCAAAAAGCAAGTACAAACCCTAGAGAAAATGGACAAACACCAACACGAACAATACCGCAAGCATTTTGACGACGTACCAGAGGCGGAGTTAGTTGAGCCGAAGAAAGTCAAGCGACTAGCAATGTTCGAGGGGAATTTACAACGCAAAGTCGAAGAAATGGATTGGGTGGTGGATGACGATCCCCCTACCGAAAACGGATTTGCCAAAGGTGTAGCGAAGTTTAAACAGTTATTAAATGATGATTAAAGCAACAGGAGAAAGTGATGAAACAACGAAATCTACAACGTAAAAAGAGCCTAAAGGTCGCAAACGTACTCAAAGCCCTTGAACGTGAAAATACAGAACAACTCAATCAAGCAAAAGAAAACGAGGAAGTTGTCGCTCAACTTGAAAGGCAAGCCTTGAGTAGCGTTGCAAGAAAGTGGGAATTGACTGAACAATTTCTTGCCGATACGACACTTCCCCGCTCTTTGCAAGTCGCGTTGAAAGACTATCAAGCCGCGTTAAGTATCGCCATTTCGCGAAGAGTAAAAGTAAATAGACGTCTTTTGGGGGTATTTTGAAATGACGGCTAAACCAGTAAACCAAGTTGACTTGATGTTCTTCACTCTTTGCATAGGTAAATTCTTCAACGTAAGGCAAAAAACGCTGTTCAATAAGAGTGTAACGGGAAAAGTTAATTTTATGCAAGATGAAATTTAAACGTTTTTTAACTGATTTAGGAATGCCTTTAAACACTGTTCTTTGATGTTTTTGGGCAAATTTAATAATAACACGATCCATAAGCTGATCCACTAGAACAAGGGAATGACATTATGACATTAATTGAACAAATCAAGCAAATTATTGAAAGCGGTGAAATTAACCGTATGCAACTTGCAAAAGAAATTGGGGTAACGCCACCTGTTATCTCAAGTTATCTCAATGGTAAATATACAGGGGATAATGACAAAATCACCCAATCGCTAGAAAGTTGGCTAGAACAGCGTGAAATAAAACGCAGTCAATTTATGACCGCACCTGAGTTTATTAAAACCCCAACCGCCGAGCTTATTCACACCATTATTAGTTATGCTCATGCGTTAGGCTGTATTACCACTGTGTTTGGAATGAGTGGTGCAGGTAAAACAGTCGCCGCACGGGAGTATCAAAAACGCCACCGTAATGTGTGGCTGGTTACCGCCCACCCAAGCCGTGCCAGCCTTGCGGAAATGCTTTATGAAATCGCTCTTGAATTGGGCGTGGGCGAACCGCCAAAACGCAAGGCAGCCCTTGCACGCTTAATTGAAAGCCGAATGAAAGGCACAAAAGGCTTGCTGATTGTTGATGAGGCGGATCACCTCTCTTATGAAACGCTGGAAGAGTTACGTCTTATTCAGGAAGCCTGCGATGTAGGAATGACTTTAATTGGGAATGACAAGGTTTACACCCGTATGCGTGGTGGCATTAACCAAAGCCACGATTTTGCCCGCCTTTGGTCGCGTAGTGCGAAAAACGAAAGCATTCAGCATTGCAAAAAAGAAGACATTGTCGCCATTGCCAATGCGTGGCAACTGGATACCACAGATAAAAAACTGATCAGCTTATTAGCAGAAACAGGCAAGCGAGGTGGTGGCTTACGCATTTTAACCCAAGTGCTACGCCTTGCGTGGTTTAGTGCCAACGGCGACAACAAACGCCTTGATTATGACTACATTTTAGCGGCGAAAAATGAATTGCAAGGGGGAACGGTATGAAACGCACCACATTAACCCACCCAAACCCTGTTTTACGAGGCAATAACGAGATGGTGTTGAACTACCTAAGCCAAGTGCAAAAGTGCATTAGAAAGCTGGAAGAAATGGGCTTGCACGTGATTAATGTGCATTTTGAACATATCAAACCAAAAGTGCGGGTGCAACCCAACCATAACACCAAAGAACTAGAAAAAACCGCTCAAGCGATGCGGTATATCCTCGGCAATGATGGACAACGCTTTGACGAGTGGCAAATGATAGTGGAAGGCATTAAGGTGGTTTGGAGGAGTTATGCCAACTAGAAAGTGCGGCGAACGGGGGAAAGCAAAATGCCATACCGTTTATGCAATCTATAAAGGCGAAATCAATATCGCTGATGGCACAGCCGCAGAGCTAGCAAGACGATTAAACAAAAGCCAAGGTTATATCCGTATGCTAGCCAGTAGCAGAATACATAAGTTAGCAGAACAAAATCCAAACCGCTTAATGGCAATCAAAATCGGTTATACCACCGATGAACTATAAGGAGAAAAAAATGAAAAAACTCACCCTAATTTGCACCGCACTTTTATTGGCAGGGTGTGATGGACAAACCCGTGCCAAGTTTACCGACGTGCGAATTGCGGAAATTTGCAAAGGTGGCGTGGTGTATTTAGTTGTTAATAATGGCGGCATCACCCCAAAAATCAACGCCAATTATGACGTTTATACCTGTAATCAATCAGCTAACCCATAGGAGAAAACAATGAGTAAAACCAAACTAAAAAGCGACACCATCCGCTATCAAACCCGAGAAGAAGTGGAGATTGCGATTAAAGATATTGGCGATTTGCAACGTGAGTTACAACGCCTTGCGACCCACCAAAATGACGAACTGGCAGCGATTACCGAAAAATATGCCCCAAAAATCACCGCTCTTCAGGAGCAAATGAAGCCTTTACAAAAAGCTATCGAAGTGTGGTGTGAAGCCAACCGTGCGGAGCTGACACAAAACGGTAAAACGAAAACGGGCAGCTTTAACACGGGCGAAGTGCAATGGCGACAACGTCCACCGAGTGTATCAATCCGCAAAGCGGACGAAGTGTTGGCAAGATTGCGTGCGTTAGGATTAACTCAGTTTATCCGCACCAAAGAAGAGCCAAACAAAGAAGCGATGCTCGCAGAGCCAAATATCGCATCAACGGTCACGGGCATTACGATTAAAACTGCCGTGGAAGATTTTGTGATCAAACCGTTTGAACAGGAGGTGTAAATGGGTGATGTGATTATTGTGCTGGGCTATTTTGCCTTAATGGGTTGGATTATGTGGCTATTTACAAAGAGTTAAAACCCTTTTCAACGCTCTTTAAACCTGATTTAAGGGGCGTTTATAAAGTGTTTTAAATCAAAAAATAGGAGCAATGACAATGAATTATCACGCTGAAATAGACGTTAAATTGACTTTGGGTATTGAAGCTGAAACCAAAGACGATGCGATATGTTATATCGACCAACTACTGGAAGAAATCCATGAAGGCTACGCTATTGGTCTGAAGTATCGAATTAATTTTGTCAATGAGGAAGGCGAAGATGAAGAATAAATACCTTGTCAGAGTTTATGGAATGGTTGAAATCACCGTAGAAGCCGAAAGCATTGAGCAGGCGGCGGAAAAATGTGATTTAAACACCTTAGACCTGAATAAATTGCCTCATCAGATTACGGAAATTGACGAGGTTGTGGAGGTTGAAGAGCTATGACAACGCAAAAGCAAAGTGAACTTGCACTCAAGCTGGATATGATGATCGGACAGCTTCAACAAGCAGTCAGAGCGATTAATACGGGCAACTATATTGCGGCGGGGGTGTATCTGGAGCTGGTGCAAAATCAGTTGCCCAAAGCGAGATGGCAAGTAGTGAGGGGATAAAATGAAACGCGAAAAACTATTAAGAAAAATAAAAAAGTTGCTTGCACTAAGTAAATCAAGCAATCCTCACGAGGCAGCAAAAGCGTTAGAGATGGCACAGAAATTAATGGCTGAACATCAAATAAATCAGGTTGATATTGAGGTGTCATCAATACATAACCAAAAGAGATTTGCAATGAAGACTGCACGATATGTCTTAATGCTTTCAGGCGTAATACGCAAAGCATTTGGGGTTGAAGCCTATGTCGCTAATTATTATGACGATGGTAGCGAATATGGCGAAGGTCTATGTCACATGGTGTTTTTCGGTGTGCAAGAAAAGCCCACTATCGCCTCATATTGTTTTGATGTGCTATATCGACAATTACAAAAAGCCCGAAAAGCTTTTAATGCAAAACAAAATAAGAAATTAAAACGCAGTACATTGATTGCGAGAGCCGATGCCTTTTGCGAAGGGTGGGTAATGGGTGTCGCTAAAAATGTGGAAAAATTTGCTGTATCTGAAGAAGAAAGCCAATTGATGAGTGCTTATTATAAAACAAAAGTGGAATCCGCAAGAAATTTTGGGAAGTGCAAAAGTCGAGAAAGCGGAAATACAAAAGAAAAAAATGATAACTCTCGTTGGCTTGGTTTTGAGGAAGGGCGAAAAGTTGAGTTAAATCACGGTGTAAATGGAACCGAAACAAAGAAATTAGGAGCAAAAAATGAAAACGATATTAACTAATCAAGAACGAGGCAGTATTTGGATCTCAATGGATATTGCTGATGATTGCCTAAATGAGGCTTTAGCTCTGTGGGATCGCTATATTGATGGCGAAGTACAGCAAGAATATGAGGCAATTAAAGCGATTGAGCTAGCAGAGGGGGAAACAGTAGAAACGCTTTCTGCGGATTGTATTTCCCCCTTAGATTGCCTAGAGCTTATTGTGATGGATTTAGATGAAGCGATGCGATATATCAAACACGTTCGCCCAATTTTGAAAAAATTGATTAAAGCCCAACGTAAGCACCCCGAACAGACTATTAAAGAAGTGATGTGGGGAACAATGGGGCAAGCAGATTAAAACCCATTTACCGCCCTTTTAATCTCCCCTAGCCCCTCTTTACAAAAGAGGGGAACTGAGAGGGCGGAATAATGTGTTTTAAGGGAGGTCTAATGTACACTAAACCCAAATATATCCAGCTTATCCATATCGCCAAGCAAAAGCTCGGTATAGATGAGCTTAGTTATCGTGCAATGCTAGAACGGCTCACGGGCAAAAGCTCAACGAAGCAAATGACGATTAAAGAACTTAGTCAGGTTTTACACGAATTGGAAGATAAAGGCTTTCGTAACACCGCAAAAAAAGCCGTTCGGACAACAGGCAAAATGAGAACTGCGAAACCGACTATTGTGGATAAAATCCGCGTGCTTTGGCGAGCAATGCACAAGCAGGGCATTATTCGTGATGGGTCAGATACCGCCCTTGACCAGTTTGCCCGCAATATTGTCAATGTTGAGCTAGTGAAAAAAGGCAATAACGTGCTGATTATGACGGTGGCAGGGTTAAATGGGGATAACAAGTTGGCGACACAGGTGTTAGAGCGGTTAAAACAATGGCAAAAACGGGTGGAGAGGAAAAATGGATAAAGACAAATTAGATGTGTTTGAACGCAAAGCCCCAGAAGTGTTGGCAGATTTAGCAGCTCATGTTGAGCAAGAGTTAATCAATCGTTATGAAATGCCCGAAGAACAAGCCAAACAAGCGGGAGTTGATGTGGCAATGCGGATTTCAAGAGCTTGGGCGGGGGAGATTATTTATATCCCTCGTGCTTTGCTATTAGCATTATCTGAACGTGATTTGAAAATTTGGCGTGAGTTTAACGGGGTTAATCACCGTGAGCTTGCCCGTAAGTATGGCGTATCAATGCAATGGGTATATCAGATAGTTAAACGGATGCAAAAGGAAGAGATCGACCGTCGGCAGTTTGATATGTTTAAGTAAAAAATCTTTAAACCACTTTAAAATAGTTCTTTAAACAAAATCTTTAAACTCCTTTTAAAAGCATTTAGAAGGAGTTTATGTTATATGCCCTTTCCCATTACCAAAATCGTGATCCACTGTTCTGCCACGCAGAACGGTAAATCCTTACGCAATAAAACAAAATCCGCCGCTCAAGTGATTGACAGCTGGCATAAGCAGCGTGGTTTTAAGCGTAACCCTATCAACACCAAACATTTTAACCCGCACTTGCCACATATTGGCTACCACTTTGTTATTGATACCGATGGCACGATTGAAACTGGTCGTCAAGAGGGAGAAAACGGGGCGCATGTCAAAGGGCATAACGCCCACAGCCTAGGGATTTGTCTGGTGGGTGGCATTAGCATTACAGGCAAAAACTACGGACGCTACACCGCCAAACAATGGCAAGCCTTACACAAGCTATTACAAGAGTTAGAGGCTAAATATCCAGATGCACGAATTTGTGGACATCGCGATTTAAGCCCAGACCTTAATGGCGACGGCACGATTACGCCCAATGAGTGGCTCAAGGATTGTCCGTGCTTTGACGTTTGGAGTTGGCTTGATAGCGAGCAGATTATTAACGTAGATCATCTGTTTAAGGGGTAAAAATGCGTGCATCAATACAATTTTATTGGGGCAAAAAATTTACACGCGGATGGCGAATGAGTAATAACGCCAAACGTAATAAGGCAATTAATGGTGGCCGCACAGCGGCACAAAAATTTTACTTATTATGGAGTTACTAATGGCATTAAAAGAATTAATTACTAACGACAACGGTCGCCTTAGCACCACGGCATTTATCCAGTTTTTCGGTGCGCTGTTAATGGCGGTGATTTTGGCTTATAGCGTCTATTTAGACCGCTCCAATGTAGGCGAGCTTTTCACTACCTTTGCGCTCTTCTGTGGCGGTGGTGTGGCAACCAAAGGCTTTGCTAACGCCCTTAATCGCCGTAAGTCATCACCACAAGGAGAAGAACAATGATGTTATCCGCAAGTTTAATTGCCCTCAGTGGCTTTGCCTTATTTGTGGTTTACGCCGTATGGCGATTTAAAAAAGCTGAGCGAAACCTAGAACAAATGTTTGCCACCGTAGAGCACCTTGAGCAAGAAAAAGCCGTGGCACAAGCCCAAGTAAAACAGTTTGAAGTGAGAAAAAACAATGAAAAAAACCACCGCGCTGCTGATCGCAATGACCTTATTGACCGCCTGCAGCAACAAGGCGATCTCCGTGATTAATCCGAGTTGCTCGGGCTTTGGCTTAATCCAAGCCAGTCGGCAGGATACCACCGAAACCCTGCGCCAAATTGCGGTGCATAACGCCACTTATCGGGCGATTTGCCAAGAGGATAAAAAATGATGATGGAGTTATTAGAGTTTATCCAAAAGCATTGGGGATTGGTCGCAACCGTCATTGGCTCTGTTTGGGCAGGGATGAAACTATCAATGGACAGCAAATACCCCAAACGCAGTGAAATTGACGCTATCCGAAAAAATATTGATGAGGTGGAGCAACGGCTTACAAAGGTGGAGGATACCCTTGAGCATATGCCGACAAAAGAAGATTTATCTGCCTTGAAGATTTTGATGACGGAAATCAAGGGGGAGACGAATACCACCAATGCTCGTTTATCCACCCTAAGTCATCAGGTGGCATTATTAATTGAAGAACGTGTAAAAGGATAACTATGCGAGAGATTTTTATTAAAGACCAACGCCTTGTCATTTTACGCTCTCTTGTAGATGCGGGTTATGACGCCAATGAGTCTATTTTAGATGATTGCCTTGCCCTTTATGGGCATAACATTAGCCGAGATTTAGTGCGTAACCATTTGAATTGGCTGGAAGAACAAGGACTTGTGCAAATTGAGCGACTCAAAAGTGGTTTTATGATTGCAACCATCACCCAGCGAGGGCTTGATGTAGCTAACGGCGAAGCGGTTGTTGATGGCGTGAAAAAACCTGCCCCGAAGTTTTAAACCGTATTTAAAGGAGGTTTAAATGAGCGAAAAACTCAAGCGTGGGCGTGCAAGCAAAGTGGATTTATTGCCACCGAATATCAAAACCCAGCTCGCAATGATGTTGCGCGACAAGCAATATTCCCAAGCGGAAATTTTGGAAGAGATCAATGATTTGATCCGTGATTGTGGATTACCTGAAACAGCCTTGTTAAGCAAAACAGGGCTTAATCGTTATGCCAGCCGAATGGAAAAAATGGGGGCAAAAATCCGTCAATCTCGCGAAATTGCAGAAATTTGGACGAAGCAATTTGGTGAGGCACCACAGTCTGATATTGGCAAAATGTTGATGGAAATTGTGAAAAACATTGCCTTTGAAACCTCGCTTGGAATGAGTGAGGACGGTAGTGCTGATCCGAAGTCTATTGCGCTACTCTCTGCTGCAGTACAACGTTTAGAGCAGGCAGAAAAGTCTGAGTTTTAAAACGTGAGCAGGCTATCCGTCAAGAAACCATTAAACGTGCGGCGGAAGCGGTAGAAGAAGCGCGAAAGAAACAGGGGTGAGTATGGACGATGTAACAAAAATGGTGAAAGCAGTCTATGGCATCGAATAACACGGTTCTCTATGGCTATCAGAAAAAATGGTTGAATGATAAAAGCCGTTTTAAGGTAGCGATGTTTGCACGACAAACTGGGAAAACTTTTACTACCACCCTTGAAATTGTGCTGGATTGCTTGGAGGCCGAAGCACGGGGTGAAAAAGTCCGTTGGGTGATTTTAAGCCGTGGGGAACGCCAAGCAAAAGAAGCGATGAACGAGGGTGTAAAACGCCATATGGAAGCAATGGGGATGGTTTGCGAAATCTTAGAAGTCCCTTTTAAAGAAGATACCACCATTAATGCCCTTGAAGTGATTTTCCCTAGCGGTTCAAAAATTACCGCACTCCCAGCCAATCCTGACACCGCTCGGGGCTTTTCGGCTAACGTGTTTTTGGACGAGTTTGCTTTTCACCAAGACAGCCGTGAGATTTGGAAAGCCTTGTTCCCTGTGATTTCGGCAGGCTGGAAATTGCGGGTAGTGAGTACGCCTAATGGCAAGGGCAATAAATTTTATGAGCTGATGACTGATCTTGACAATACTGAATGGTCGCGTCATCAAGTAGATATTTATCAAGCCGTTGCTGATGGTCTTCCACGCAACATTGAACAGCTCCGTAAGGGCTTAAATGATGAAGATGCGTGGGCGCAAGAATTTGAACTTAAGTGGCTTGATGAAGCCAGTAGTTGGCTTTCTTATGACTTAATTGACGGCGTCGAGCATCCGCAAGCAGGAAAACCCGAAAATTACACGGGCAACCCTTGCTTTGTAGGTATGGATATTGCAGTGCGGGGAGATTTAACCGTAATTTGGGTGCTGGAACTGGTGGGCGATGTGTATTGGACGCGCGAAATCATCACCTTAAAACGTACTAAGTTACGCCATCAGTTGGACGAGTTAAACCGTGTGATGCGTCAATATAATGTGGTTGCGTGCAATCTCGACCAAACAGGTATGGGCGAAAAAATGGTGGAAGATGCCCAATATCAACACGGCGAGCAACGGGTGCAAGGTGTGCTGTTTAATGTGGTGACCAAGCTCAATATGGCGACC